AAAAATCAAGCATGATGCATTTCTTATTATAACGCGATTCGCGCGTATTCCAGTCTGTGTGATCTCTCCACGTAAATCCTAGTTTTTCTTTCATCCTGCGACGCAACAAAAACACACCAGGCGGATGCTCTTCTTTGAGTTTGGTCATGAACTTTTCAAAGTTCCGGTGGCTAATCTCAATTGGCTTTGTCATGTTCTTCAATCGTGACAATATCGTCTACGCCGTTGACAATAGCTGTTGCTATGTACCCATCTTTGATTAGTCCTTCGATCGTAGCTGCAATAATAGCCATTCTAGTCGAGTCCGCGACCTTTTTAACGCCTTCTCGATAGCCAACAATGGTAAAAATTACGGCTGTTATAAACAGATAGATATATACTTCTGTGCTCATGTGTTTTTCTCCAGTTTTTGTATTTTCGCATAGTTGACTGCTGTCATTGTCAGGCCGGAATCTCTCTCGATTTCACGTTTCTTAGACTTGGCTCTTAATCTAACAACTTCGCCTATATCGTACTTTTCGTCTTTAACAAAGCTAATAAGATCGCCACGCAGGCCTACAAAGTACAAATAAAGATCATAGTTTTTGAGGTAAATGCGCTTGAGTACTTCTACGTCCCCATTAATCCATTTTCCTACTGCAATAGGTTGGCTGTCGTAATAGTTGTCTTTGAGATTCTGATTGTATGCAATTGTGTCAGCTTCGTTTTCAATAAATGACGGAATGTATACCAGCAGCCCGAGGTTTTGCGGAGTTACATCTTCTTGGAGGTATGCAGTATACATGTCTTTTTGAAATTCTGTAAGGCTGTCTCCAAGTATCAACATAGTAAAGCGCCGGAAGAATTTGTGTGTAGCCTGTGTCTGCAACCTGTCTTGCTCTGTAACAGCAGCAGGCACAAAACCATTAGGCATTGCAGGCCGGTAGGCTTCGGTTGCAGCCGTAAGGGTTGCAGATGCAGTAAGAGCTACAATATCTTTGTTGCTGTAACGATGTGCGTCATTCGCATAATTACAAGAAATCTTTTCATACCCATTGTTTATGCGATGTGCAGCGAATGAAATATCAAGTATATCGTCAATTGCATAACTAAACTGGCCCATGTATCTGTCCTTTGTTGCTTATGCATTACTATAACAACCTTGTGCAGCAGAGTCAACTATTAATTATTAAGCTACAATCTAAATGTTATCCGTCCTTTGGATAGGTCATACGGTGTCATGTCTACCTTGACTCTATCACCTTGTACTAACCTAATTCTAAATTGTCTCATTTTTCCGCCAGTATAACACGTGACATAATGTCCGTTGTCAAGCTCAACTTTAAATGTTTGATTGGGGAGTACCTCTACAATATTTCCTTCAATCTCGATTACTTCTTCTTTTGCCATTCTCTACCTTTAGTGGACGCCCGTTAGCTACACAGGGTTGGAAACCTGCTTGTAACCCCTAACGTATATTGAATGCGTTAGGATTTAGTGTTTTAGCAATAGACCGCGACGGGCGAAGCGCGGCACTCTACTACATGTAGTTTATTGTATTACACAATTAACAAGATGTCAATCTTATTTTATTATGTGTTTCGGACTAAAGTCCTTGCCGTTTCTTTTTCGTTTTAGTGTTCGCTCTAATAAATGTCTTTTAAGCTTTTCGGCTTTCTTTAGTTTTCCTTGCGCTAGCATTGAATACATCAACATTTTTTCTTTTAGGTATTTCATATCTCATTCCTTTAGCTAAATACTATTGGAGCATGAGGGCTTCGTATCGTGGTTGGATGATATGGGCTACGTCATTAGAACACATAACTTCGTAGTGCGTGTTCTCGACATAGACGCATTCCATGTCATCCTTTCTTTGTTCCATACTTGCTACTGTTACAACACCGTCGTTGGGCGATTTCATATATGGAACAGTTCCAGTTGTGCTAATTATTTGTGTCCACGGAACATCAATTGGTATCTTGCCCGCTTCGATCATTGGCTGGCTCTTTACTCCAACATCTTTAAATAATGGATAACTTGGAATGACGTATTTGGCCCAGTCAGCAGCACTAGATCCTTTAAATGGTGTACTGATGCTTATTCCGCCGACTACATCACAATACTTGGTAAGATGTAATCCGTAGATTCCTCCCAAACTGTGGCCGATTACAAAAAGCGGGCCTTTGTTGTGAACAGAATTATATATAAGATCTAGATTGTCGTAGAAACTGTTTGTACTAGAATAGTCAATAAGTGTAGCAGGCCAATCAGGCAACACCATTCTTAAATAGTTGAAGCTTGTACTTGTTTGACCGGCACCATGCAGCCACACAATATTAGGGCCGACATGCGTAGCCGCTTGATGTAATTCCGTTGACTCTATTTCAGGAGTCTTTCTTAAAAAACTAAATGACCAATCCATATACATATTTATTCAACTTCGGGAAATAGGCACTCTTGTATAAACATAGTTACATCATCTTCACTAAGCCCAAGACTTGTCATTGTTTTTGGAGTGTGCGGATTTTGTTTTTGATAGTGTGCATATCTATTCTGTGCAGCTTTGATTTCGTCTTGGTCCCCTGCAAAGTTGTATTCGCCAATTAGGTCTAGATATGCAAAAATGCTGGAAGAACTTAGATCAACTATTTGAGACAACTCTTCTTTCTTTTGTACATTGCCTGCTGCTACCATGTGTTCGCTAAAAATAGCCTCTGCCCACTCGGGCAGCTTTCTTTTCTTTTTCCATTCGAGTGCATCGGTTTCGTCTCCAAATGCATCTATCATATCATGTGCTGGTTCAATGGATGCAGAATAGTCATGAAAGAATCCTGTAACCTTATTCTTGCCTGCAATAACGTCAAGTCCAAAAATAGGTCCGTTGTTGTGAAGGTGAGGAAAAATGCAACAGTGCATCATCCACAGCCCTTTGGTCTCTCTTGCGTCAACTACGTCTATGTGGGCACGGCGATATTTTTCTCCAGTCCAGACTCGGTTAATCCATCCTGGTTGATTAAACTTGGCCATTCCTGGCTCGAATATCTCTTTGCCTGTTTGTTCAAAGCTTTTGGTTAATTCTTCTTGTATTCCTGCTAGTGCAGCCCATACTTCACTCATCGGTGGTCTTCATATCTTTGTATCCGTAATGCAGATCCATTACACGCTGCCATAGAATGTCGGACCCGCCTTCTTTTTCAATAAAGTCGGCATACATTTTTAATGCCACGGAAATCATTCCGCTGTCGGATTCCATTACATCTTCGCCTTCAGGGGATAGTTCATTCATTGCTTAGTTCCTTAAATAGCTGTATAGCAAACTGAAAACATCGATTTGCTTCGTCGGCCATGTCATCGGACAACTTTGCGCGTACAGTTGTCTTTAGTGCTTCTACATTGTCAAACTCGTACATCTTGCCACTGCCGGGATTTCTCTTGGAGATTATCTGGCCTCCATACATATCGCCAAAGTGGCGCACATAGATGTGAGCAAGAATGTCATTGGGGTTTGTTAGTGCTTCAACATAGTCAACGTATTCTGAAACAACATCACATACTACAGGATCGTTGAGTTTATGCAGCTTGTTGAGCTCGTCGATGTCATCATGAATACGGCTTCCTCTACAAATCTCTTCGATACCAGTTAGCACGCCACGTTTTGTGGCATAATATTCTAATGCAACATAGATGTGATACTGATTAAACAAGTAACGATGATACTCGTTAGGAGACATGCCCAACAGTAACTTCCGGGCATGTTCTGTACGTTCGGCGTCCTGGTGGTATTTCCACGTCAGATCTTTTAGACTCATTAAGTTTCCTCTATCTTAATTCTCAAAGGAAACCCATTTTCTCGACAAAGTGTAGTCGACTCAACTTTCTTTTGTTCTGCAATTTCGTGGCTGTATACACCAACAACGCCGCTGCCTTCCTTGTGGATTTGCATAGTAAGAGCATGTGCAGTATCGATTGTATGTTTAAACAACTCTGTCATCAACATTACAACAAAATCCATCGGAGTTGAATCGTCATTTAGGAAGACAACTTTGTATTGGCTGGGCTCCTTAATTTTAACTTTTACTTTTTCTTCTGTGTTGATTTCTGTGGTCATAATTACCCTCTTAGGTATCTAATTTAAGTTGATTTTTCTTGTATCTGCTGATTGCAGCTTTCTTTGCCTTGCGTTTCTTGGTGCCTTTGCTTTCAAAGGCTTCGCGCTGTCTAAGTGTCTGAAATACTCCGTCGTCAGCCAACTTCTTTTTTAATTTACGAAGTGCTCTTGGTACGTCGTTATTTCGGACTTCAACAGACATTCCGTGTTGATAGTCAGACCTTTGGTGTTTACTCATTATTTCCTCTTAGGATATTCTCTAACCAAGATACATCAAAAACTCGGTTCTTGCTTATTGTAGTATACGGGGTGACCCCGTCATTTGTCAAGTAAAATGTAGATGGTTGTGCAATTATATGTGAAGAAAATACTCGTGTTAACGGATCGCAGTTATCAACATCTATAATAGATACGTTTACAGTTTTTACCAATTGCAACACCCATTCTATATTTGGTTCTTCTACTTCTTCGTATAGAAATACATTTAACAGCGTATTAGCAGTTGCTAGTACTTCATGTAATTGCAATTTTAATGCAGCACTTGGAAATATTAATAAAATACTAAATGCATCGTTCAACAATAAGTCCGGTGGTGTAATTAATGTAATGTCACTCATCGGGTAATATCTTACTAAAATGCCAGGCCTCTTCGAGAACTGTCGGCTCTAACGATCCTAACATTGCACACAGGCGCTCTGTGGTTATAGAAGTGTCTGGCATTATTGGTTCTATTACTGCCGCTACTATTTCTGTTACCGGTACTGGTTGTGCTCGGTTCATTATGTCTATTAGATGAGTCATCACCTATCTCCTATTGACAAAGCATCACTCTGCTTTTATAGTCTACTTGTTAACGTCGTTACGTATTTATCTATTTTTCCCTAGTGATACGTTCATTTGCAACCCCGTAGGTATCGTCAAACGTTTTAATGACTTCTCTTAATTGTTTGAAGTTTGGAGCAGGTGGATAATCCGATTCGGAAAAGCTAGTCCCGTCAGGTCTAAACACAACCCATCCCCAGCCGACGCCTAGCACAAGTATATGACCTTTAGTGAGTCTCTTTTCAACATACGGTTCAAGCATGTTGTATGCAGCAATTCTTGCATCATGATACGGCTGTTCTAAGTCACTGTGAATAGACATTGTTATTGTTCTGTAGTATCGGCGCTTGTCGTATCTAACATTTGCAAAGATATCTTGTCTGCAATGTTAGCAGACTTACTGCCTTCTGCATATGATAATCCGCCATACGCCGAAGTGCTGTATCCTATCAACTGGGCAAACTGCCGACGGTCAGCTTTTGAGAAGTTCTGAACAGCAATGGCGTTCATGTCTGCATTGCCGGTTTCTAGTAGCCACTCTACAATTGCGTTGGCACGAAATCGCGGTGTACCGTTGGCGTCCATGATGATTTGTTGTACTGGGTGTTTCATGTTGTGTGCTTTCTATCGCGTAAGGTAAGTTATTGTAATAAGTACAATAATAAAGGGTAAAGAAAGAAGTGCAGCAAGCATTACATCTGCTTTCCACCCACGCGCAACTGTCTTTCCGCAAATTTTTAAGTAACTGGCCATATTAATTCTCCATTTTGTTTCAAGAGTGTTTACTCATCTTCGCATGGTTGCAGCATCCGTTGCAGCGTTCTTGTTGTCGCGGCGAATGGGCATAAGATTTGATTTGTGTGTTGTAACAATTCCAGCAATCTCATTTCCTGTGTACACTGACTGTTCTTTTGCTGGGCCGTGTGCAGGAATAGCGTCGCTGGTTACACGCTTGACTTTGTAATCAGGAATGTTGTTAATGCCAGACCGCTGTCCTTTGGCATTGGTAGGAAGCTTGACCTTACCTACACCTAGACGTGCAAGCGTTGCTTCGTGCATTGCTTCGGCAGCAATAAGACTTTGAGTCTTTTTCTTGCCTTTGCGCTTTTTGGTAGTAAGCGAGGACATACCTCGCACAAGGTGCATGCTCATATATTAATTCCGGGGTTAATGTTGACAACAGCGTCTAAACTGTTGTCAACTACTGTTCTAACGACGCAACAGCGCGTTATTTCTTTACAACGGCCTTCCAGACAGTCTTGGCGTTTACGCGCAAAAACGGCTTGTTGGTTTCACTGACGTTAGGGTTAGGAATTGTAACCATAACGTTCTTGCCAGCATCAAACGCAGCACGTTGATTGATCAGACGGTCGCCGCTTGCGAGGTAGTCTTCACGTACCAGACGCATTGTAGAATTTGAAACATTGCTGTGGATGCCTTTTGAAATGTACGGAGTAGCGTTATGTCTCTTTTTACCCATGGTGTATAGTCCTCTTATGTGTTTGCATGTTTGCTAGTTTGTATACTTGTTTATACAACGTTTTTGTACTGCTGTCAAGAAAAAAGAGACAAGTTCCCCTGTCTCTTTTTGATGTTATAGTTGCTTAACTATTAGAAGCTAAGGCTTACGCCCACTGCAACGTCCGAGGATTCGGATTCGATGTTGTAAGCAACTTCGCTCCACAATTCAACAGTGTTGAACGTCATGCTTGCGCCTGCGCCTACGTAGTCCACCATGTCGGTGTCTGTTGATCCGCCAACAAAGCCAGCAACATCAACTGTTGCCATAGACCATCCGATCATGCCTTCGTATCCGAATGCTTCTGTTGCGTTAGAATAAGTTGCAACTGCGCCTGTGTTTAGTTGGTTGAACGAGCCGTTTACTTCAGCAGCAATTGCAAGGTCGTTGCTTGCATTTTGATAGTCAAGTACAACAGCAACGTTTTGTGCAAGCATCACAGATGGTGTAAAGTATGCTGCAACCTGGACGTTGGTCCATTCGTCGGTTGCGTTGTCATACCCAACATATGCTGCACCTGATGATGCACTGGCAATCAACGAATATTCTCCACCAGTTGGATTTGCGAGGGCGTCTCCTCCAAGTTCACGCATCAGTGAGCCAGTGAACAAGTCTTCCTGCTTGCCAGCAGTGGCAGCAACGGCGCCAAAATCAACACCAACATGCCATTCAGTCAGTTCAACTTCTTCCGAATCTGGAAAGTCTGTGAACGACAATTCGCCGCCGACTAGCATATCGATTGTTGATGTGATGCCGAAGCTAAAATCAGCTGTTGCGTTCATTGCAAATACTGTGTCTGCGTTTCCGGATTTTGTAGCAAATGTGTCAAGTGTGGCGCTTGTTCCTTGAGCAGATACTGTTGTCCCGATGGCCATTGCAGCAATTGTAGTTAAGAGTAGTGTACGCATATTGAATTCCTTTTTGTTATGCATTGTAACGTAGGAGCAATACTGACATTGCTCCTTAACAATACTAATTATACAACAAAAAACGCACTCAGTCAAGTACTGAGTGCGTTCTATTTAAATAGTAACAAATGTGTTGCAAATTTGTAACAGTAATTTTACTTTCTATTAATAGCCTTGGGGTTGGGTTTGGCCTTAGGTTTGGCCTTAGGTTTGGCCTTAGGTTTGGTCTTGGCTACAGGAAGTGGTGCAACATCTGAGTTCTGTTTTAGCCTACAGAGCAGCGGATCAATTGCAGCCTTTGATTGACTACGATTCCAATTAAAATGTTTTTCTACTTCTTCGTATGCATCGTTGACTTCTGTACAACGGGCAATGATCTCGTAAAGCAGCTTGTCTATTTCGATCCAATTCATATAATTACTTGCTTTTTGCTGCTTTTTCATCTTTGGTAAGTTTTTGGTTCCAGCTGTTGTTGCTAATGCCTAATTCAGAGGCCATTGGCTTGGTTTTACCTTTGGTAACTTTGCCTCCTCCTTTTAAAAACGCATCAATCAAACTTTGTTCTGTGTTTGGCTTAGGTGGGTTGTTTAAAGACATTGCTTATCCTTGGGTTAAAATTTATATAACAGTTTCTGAGTGGTGCGTTTTGTATCCCACTATTTGCAATCTACTAGTACTAAAATGTTTGTATAGTACATCATTATTTGCCCAGCGGCCCAGACTATATCGTTATAGACTTTTTACAGTCTGTTATTAAAAGTGTACACAATAGGCAATGCCTGCTATGTACACGAGCAGCTTTTCTGTTACTAGGCAAGTTGTCAACCCTGGTAGCCCAATTTAGGCTGCGTTCCACTAGTACAGTATGTACCGGTAGCAAGTGAGGAGATTCTGTTGCTACGCTCTCCCCGGGCGCCACAGACTTAAGCCGCTAGGGCCATTTCTGTAGGAGCGAAATTTTCATTTGCTTCTGTTAGTTGTATTCGCGGTAACGGCGCTTATATCCCGGATATCTAAGCTCATCTCATATGCATACGTCGATCCCTTTCGCCCCCATACTTGTAGTGCTATGGTGGAGGCGCTGGCCTCCGAGAGCCAGGTCCGTTCTACGTCAAAAATTGCCTACTAACTATCGAACCAATATCAAGAACGATAGTATTCCATTTTTCTTCCTTTTAGCCATCCTATTGGAATTTCGCCACTTGTGCAACGATTTTCTTTTAGTTTTGGATTGTATATCCAAAAGTTACCATACTGTCCAGACTTTCTTTTTCCAATGTCTCGTTGTTCTGAATTTCTGATCCATCCGTCTGGTATCTGCGCAATATCGAAAACTTTCTTATCTTCGTTGTATGATGTTGATCCTTTAGGGACACACCAACACTTGTTTTTCATGCTATTACTGTTTAGTTGATGTTCGGATACCAACTTGTATGATTCTTTGTATACATCTGGATTATCAGCTATTTTTTGTGCCTTTACTTCATTTGCATACTGACTTAGTTCACGGGTTCGATCATCATTTTTCTTAAATGGACCATCGACTGATACTCCTTTACGCTGCGCACTACCTTTATTACATGCTGCAATATGCGCTGCGCTGCCGTTGTTCCAATGATCCCATCCACCAAATCCGCCTTCTTTTATGTTGTACGTATCATCTCGACCAACAAATGCCGCGTTAACTAATTCTGCTTCTTTAAGATACATATCTTCTGGCGTATCACAATAACACAAAATCTCTTTGATAAAGCATTCTGTACCATATTTAGTAATTGCAGCACTTACAATCTTACTTGACGACATATAGTTATCATCTACGTCAACTGTTTGATGCACACCTATGTAAATTTTGTTGTTTATAGTATTTGTTATCTTGTAAACTGTATATTTCATACAGTTATTTATCTAAATGCTGGGTACTGGGTACTGCCCCCAAGTCCAGTATATGTTGTTGAATTGCTTCAACGTTACATGTATATTTATACAATACTATAACTATCTTGTCAAGTGTTGAATTAATTTATTATCTTTTAGGCATTGTTTGATGCATGTACTGCCTGCATTGCATCTTTGACTCAGGGTCGGTTATTTCAATGAAGTGAAACTTATCTTCTAACATATGCACCAGCACCTGATTATCTGTCAGCCAAACAATCTGGCCACCATGATTCATTCTTCCTGGGACAAGATTCTGCCACACTGAATAGCATCGCCTTCTATACATCTATAATATTCTTGTTCCTTAATAAAATGGGGGAGGTATTTCGCTCCCCCAAGACTATGTTACTCTTTGTCGTAATCGCCGAGTGTACCAACTGCATCAAATGTCTTATCACTATTGATATCAATCTTCTTAGGCTTTAGTGCTTCAGGTACTTCTCGCACTAGATGAATGTTTAACATGCCTAATTCTAAGCCTGCGTTTGATACATCTACATGTTCAGCAAGTGTAAACTCTCTACGGAAGTTGCGGCCGCCAATACCTTTGTGTAAGTAGTTGACTTCTTCATCTCCTTTAGGAGCAGTTCCTTCAATCCGTAATTGATTACCGTCTTTAGTAATCTCAAGATTGTCCATACCAAAGCCAGCCACAGCGACTGAGATCATAAACTCGTCTTCGTTGACTTGTGCGATGTTGTATGGGGGATAACCTTGTCCATTTGTGTTTGATCTGTTTACAAATTCAAGTTCGTTAAACAGTCTCTCAAAGCCAATAGTAGCTTTATGGAACTGAGGTAGGTCTAGTGTTTGTAGTCTTGTCATTTTGTTTTCTCCTTTAAAAAAGCAAGATTAAATAATGAGACCCTTTACGGCATCTCACATTTATTTATCATTTGCCTGCATACACTGCATTAAATTGCTGAGTACAACGAACAAACGTTGTGCATTTGCTAAGTTGCTTGAGCTTCAAAGCGCCTGCGTATGTACAGGTAGATCTTAGTCCTCCGGTTAAATCTTGTATGGTTATACCAACAGAGCCCCTGTAAGGAACTAAGACTTCCCTGCCTTCTGATGAACGATAGTCTTTAAGTCCACCAAAATGTTTTGTGTTTGCTGCGTCACTACTCATACCGTAGAACGCTACAAACTGTTTTTCTTCAATTACTGCTTTTGGTTCACCGACATCTTTATTACCTACTACAAATCCAGAACTTTTAACTTCAACTGTTGGTATACTGCGAATAACATCACCAGCAAAACTGTGGCCATTAACTACTTCGCCAAACAATGCAGCAGTTAATGCAAGCATGATTATAAAATATCCAATGTCACTTAAATTCATTTTCTTCTCCAGTTGTTAGTAACATAACACCAAGATAAAAATTTATCAAACATTAAAAATAACCTTCTCATGATAATGTCATTAATGCCATGGTTCTATCTTGGTCAGTTTTAAACACTAACCAAAAGTCGTAATTTGCACGGCTTCCCCTGGAGGACCACAACCTATTATCAGCATAATATCGTCGGCTCAAAGGATTATCCTTTGCAAATACTCTCTTAACATCTGGCTTAGTACTATATGCGGGTGTGTAAAAGTGATACTGCTTTGCAGCAGATCCAAAAGCGGTTTTTTGTAGCATGTGCAGTGCTTCGTTAAATTGTTTTTTACTTATAATCATAATAGGATACGTCCATCCTAATTTAGACACATGGCTGTTTACATGTACTTTGTCGTCAAGTATTAACCTCATGATATTATCCCTTATCAATTAGTCGTTACGTCGCCCCCAGGTCCGTTTCATTTATTACAATCATCAATAATGCAACAACCGATTACTCTCTGCTGCATGTATATATTTATACACTACTATAACTATCATGTCAAGTATTATTTTAGACCTAGGGACGACCTTGTTGCAAGCCGCCAGCATTTTCATTGTCAACGACCTCGTTGCCTGCATATTTTGTAGGCAACAGTTCAATGTTGGATGTATCTCGAGGGTTGCCGGCTGCTGTACGGTCGTTTGCCGCAAGAGCAAGCTTTGCTTCTTGCTTTTCTTGTTTGGTTGTTAGTTGTGATATACCATTTGCGCTCATACTAATATTTATACAATGTTTGTAAATTAATATTAAGCTCTGATTTCATTTTAATTATTGCCGTTGATTTCATCAATTGTACGGTGCATAAATATTTCGTAACGTTTTTTAATATCGGCATTGACAACTTCTACAAAACGGAGGCGGCCTTTTATTGTTTGTAATAAAAGTTCTTGGTCCGTTAGCCATATTACAAGGCCTGACACGTTTGTCGTTCCGTGGCAGCTATGCTTTTTGTAATGCGTGGCATAACATTTCTTTTCACTCATCCGTCTACTGTCGGGCCTACAGTTTGATGCATGTAGACTTCGTTTAATTTTTTAATAGCGACGTTGGTTATTTCTACGAACAAATATTCGCCGTCTAATTGGTGCATCAACAGTTCGTTGTCAGTCAGCCAAACAATTTTTCCGCCAGCTTTAAAGTTGATTAGGAGATCCGTCCATTGGGCGTAGCAACGCTTTTCACTGTTCATGAGGTTCAAGAATGTTGTTGTATGTATGATCTGAAAGTTTTTCTCTAAAATGTTGTAGGGCGTCAGATTCGAGTATTTTAACCGCAAGTTCATTTGGGTAACGTATACTAAACAATAAATATTGCTTGTTGGATAACCAGATTACACGGCTATACGGTCCAGGAAACAAATCGATTGTAGTTACAAAGCATTGTATACGATTCTTAACTTTGGGAATGGTTGGTATTTGCGACTGCCATTTTTTCATAATAATACCTTATGCATATATTAGATAAGTGATAACGCCTTGGTTTGAAATATAACAACAACCGTTTGCATCAACGTTAACTTTAAACCGAGGGCCATTTTTTACTAATGAAACTGAGGACATTCCATCGTCGACCCAACAGCATTTACTGTCTATGCTGTTTTCAAATTCACGGACTTTTCCGAGGGTAGCAAGACACCACTAATCTATAAACTTGTCAATTATTTGTAGGAACATAATAACACCTTTCTATATCTACTAGAGCAGGCGGGATCCTGCCCGCCTCATTCAAGTCTTCAATCGTTGCACCCATAATTCTTCCCAATAGAATATACTTTGGTTCCATATATCGACACTGTCGTATCCACAAAGGCGTAAGGTGAATTTCACCGCATGGATTGGTTACATGCTCAGGCTCGTTAGTAGTGACATAAACTAGGTGCGCCGACGCCATAACTGGTTCATAATTCATGGAGCGGTCTCCGTTAAACATCTGGTTCAGGGTTATGTGCCCAATGCAACAATCCTTGACGTTGCCTAGGACGTTTGGTGATATTGCCTAGGCCACTTTTTAATACTTGTGCTCCGTGGCGTGCACCAAATGAGCTCCAGCGTCCAATTTGCCACCTGTCCAGCTTCTCAATGCGACGTCCGTGGTAGTATCTCATGTACCACTGGAACCATCCTAGTGGATCTTCAGGTGTGATCCAGCCTTTCTCAACCCAACGTTGAGCCGACAGTCCAACATTGCTGGCATAAAAGTTCACTGGTGCAATCTCAGTGTCTTCAATTACATCTTCAGGAGAACTATTAAAATAGCCGCCGTCAAATACTCCAATTTTCAGCATCTGGTATGGTGTATAGAATGGTGTAAACGCTCTCATTGTACGTCCTGTATTGTCTATAGTTCACAGTAGCACACACACAAAACACTGTCAAGTGCCTAAAACTTTACGTGCCCACTTTATGTTGTGCTGTTTTTCAGGATCGCCTAGCTGGTTGATTTCCATGTATTCGCTGTTTTCTTCAACAAACGCTTGTATTAATTGTTTTAGTTGTATGTTGCGTCTGTGATAAATCGCACATACCAAGCATGCGCCAAAGACAACTCCTAGTAAAAATTCCATGCTGCTATACAAGCCACGTTTGAATTAGCAATGTTAACGGTATTATTGATCGCGTTCTTCTTGACATGTTGCAAGTGCAGGTAACGTGTCAACTTCTTTTATACTGCGAATAGCATCACCGGCAAAACTGTGGCCATTAATTACTTCGCCGAACAATGCAGCGGTCAGTGCAAGCATGATTATAAAATATCCAATGTCACTTAATACCATTTGTCTCTCCTGAATGAGTCACTACGTCAACTGTAACGCCTGCTTCGTTAAGCATTGTCTTTGCTGCAACAAAACTGTCTGCAAATCGTTCTGCTAGTGCAGCTTCTGGTTCAACTGTTACAATCCTTGCAATTCCAGCTTGGATTAGCGCACCTGTGCAGTTTGCACACGGGTAGTGGGTAACATATGCAGTTGCGCCATTTGTATCTGCTGTAGAGTTTAGAAGTGCGTTGGCTTCTGCATGCTGTACCATAAGATATTTGGTTGCTCGATCTTCTAGTCTTTGAGTACTATCACTTACTCCTCGAGGAAATCCATTGTATCCGGTAGCAATAATACGACGTTGTCGGTCGACGATTACACATCCTACCTTGGTAGAAGGGTCCTTTGACCAAGAGGCAACCATACTAGCAACATCAGCAAATCTTTTATCCCAATGATCCATTTATGTATCTTCCTCTTTCTTCTTCTTTCGGCGACCGTAAAAGCCTCCGGTGTACACAATATCTTCTGATCGTGCGCCCGGTGGCAATGTTTCAACTTCGCCACCTTTGTCAAAGAATGCGTCAATGAGTTCTTGTGATGTATTATTTATTGTGCGGTCAGCCATTATTTAAAACTTTCTACTGTTTGGTCAAATATTTCGTTTAAGGTAAGTTCAGCGTGAAGCGGATTAAGTTTTAAAACTTCTGCTGCTTCCATGTCGAGTTCTGCTGTCTCTTCGGCCCTGCTAAGTCCAAAAAGGATCAACAGGTCTGTCTCGGTTAAAAACTCGCTACGCTGGTGAGATGCCCAAACTGCGCTCATTAGTACTAGATTGATTCCAAGTTCAGCATCTTTAATACTATTGTCCATGATGTACCGAATAGCTTTTTTTCGAATTGAATAATAGTATTCAACTCGGGCAACTATGGTATACAAGTATTCCGTGTTGTTGTTATCCATTAAATCCTCGTTTATAGGTTGTAATTACTGTATATTGTACAGTATTTATTATTGATCTGTTTTCTTTTCTTGAATTTCTCTGCGGCGCACGATTAACAAGTCTTTCATATCGTGTAATGCCTGCCTTGCGCGAACAGCACTAACCTTAACACCGTCACTATCAAATTTTTCACTTTCACGAAGATAGATAGCCCATGTTAATTTTAACTGTTCGTGTGCGTCATTCATCCAGTACTACTCTGCAGACCTCTGCCCAGTTGGATACTCTAATCACGTTATCGTTGTTATACCACTGGTTGGTTGGATTGTCGATGAGAATTGGCCGCAATCCAAATTTTAAACCCGTGTCGCAGTTTTCTGGCTTGTCTTCAATCCACCAAAGTCCAGTACCTTCGTACTTTACCAACTCTTCATCTTTGTCGGCACCGCATGCAATTGAAATCAATGTTTCAACTGAATTTGGTCCAAACAACAGATCTAGATTTCTTTGGCGGCGTACTTTCGCCGCTGGCAGTTCGCTGAGACTTGTTATCATGTCAAACGTGTGACCTGAATTTCGCAGACGCATAACTCCTGCAACTGCATCTCCTAATGCAGGCAACTTTGCTATTGCATCACTTTGGTTGAAGTCCAAGACTGCTTGTTGGATTTCTTCTAGTTCTAAATCAGGATAGTTAACCTGCATATTGTACGAAATTTCACCACTGCGTACATGGCCTAGATAGTGCATGTGCCTGTGGAAAGGCCACGTCCAATTAAGCCAAACGCCGTCGCAGTCTGTTAGTATCTTCATGTGTTAATCCTTTGTATACTAAACTATAGCACATAAGCAGCATAGTGTCAATCACTTGTTATCTTGAAAAAATGCAGAATCTCGTAACTGTTGCAACAGTGTTTCAAGTGCAGACACTGCAGAAGCTTCTGTGGTTGCACTTGTGCCAATAATATCATTGGTTAAGTCAACAACTGTGGCTGCTTTTACCAACGACCCGTGTAGCAGTGCGTCGTTTATTATGCCGTAAGGGCGAGAGACTCTTATACCAGTCGATACTGTCAGGGTCTGCAAGATATGTAAGTCGCTCAACGTCGTCTGTTAGTCGCCCAACGTCGTCTGTTAGTCGTCCAAGGTAGCTGTTGTGTAAATCGAATGCATCAGCTAGTCTCTCTAATTTAGATGAATAATCAATGGCAATAGAAATACCTTGCGCAGGACCGACAACACCTTCTTCGTTGGCGACACCAGGGATTTCACCGATTACTACTACTAACTCTTCAGATGAATCAGTGTTGTTAATTAATTGTGTTGTTAATACAGTTGCCATTTATATCACCGCCAGTGAACTAGTGCTGCCGACGTAGGTCTTGGCTGTGGCAGGATCTGTCTTGACACAGAACACAACCGTGGATTTGTTAATAGGTATCTTGGTATCAGGGTGAACTGTAAATGCAAATGGGCCGAGCCCCATGCCATTATCAGTTACCATCAGCGCCTGCGGCTTGCTGACGATGTATTGGTCCTGGGTCATCTCTAATAAGCGAGCGATAATTTCGTCGCCTGTGGTCATCTTAATAGTAACAATATCGCCGGATGTTACTGGTTTTTCAATCATCATTTAATAATTCCTTTATAATTTATATTTTTAGAGTTCGCTGTCGCCTGACCACATATTGTGATCATCGAAGTATCTACACAGATCGTTGTGGCCGCCAACGTATTTGCCGTATAGCCATATTTGAGGTACGGTTGTTGCAGAAGGAGCAGCTTCTAACAACTGATCCCTGCCCCATTTACCACCAGAGAGATTTCTCTCTTCGAACTTAATGCCCTTGCTATCTAGCATTTGTTTTGCCTTAACACAATAGTCACAATAGTTCTTGGTCCAAACAACAGTGCTCACAAGCTCATACCGTTGAAGGTGTCGCCGTCTACGTCGCGCTTGGTGCCGCCGTTGACATAACTTGTGATTTCTGTTTCGTATGTATTAATCATTATTTATTACCTCTAATTTCCAACCTTTTGTTTTACCCTTTTTTGGGATCATCCAGTTTTTTTGTATTTGCATTTTTAACGTACTGTGACTTAAATTATGCTCCTTGCAATAGTCGCTTAATTCGCCGCCGTATAATATGTGCTCTTCATTATCCGGTGATGATAATTTGTAGCAGTGACTTCTCTTATTTAACTTGCCGGTGCGCAAGCTAGCTTTTTGCCCAATTAACTCTTTAGCATGCGCAGACTGAGTCTTTCCATACATAGGGTTTCCTGAACCAGTATTAAGTTTTTTAAACAATTCCTTTGTTTCTTTACTGTGTTGCTTTGGGCCATAGCCGCCCCTATCTTTTTGTAATCTTGATCTCAAATCACGCTGCGCTTGTGCGTTTTCACTACCGTATATTTCTTCATAAGATTTACCTTTATGGTTAGGCGGTCGAGCATCTTTGCATATATTTGTCAAAGTGCCGTTCTTGTCATACCCTTTGCGGCCGTACTTTTCTATTAACACTTCTTCTATATCATATGCTAACTGTTCATCGATGATATTTTCTGCAATATATTCGATAACAGGTTCTAAACCTGCTTTACGAATACTAGCTATTTTATTTTCTTTATACTTATTTCTAGTCGAAGGAGTGGGGCGTAAATGCGTTGTTGCTCTACCGCCTTTTCCTTTACCAATATAAAACGGTTCATTTGTTCTTGGGTCAACTATCTGATATACATAAAACATATTATTAATCTCTTGTGTATTGTATTTAGCAAGAGACTGAGCATACCAGTTAGGTACACTATAATCTGTATTTTGTATCGAACTCCTTGCAAAGATAATAAAATCTCTATTATCCTTATAAGGTGTTACATCAACTAACATTTTGCCATTATTCCATACAGTATGTCGTATAGCTTGTAGCGTAACTCCTCCGTCAATTATATACCATCCTATAACTGGTGACCCTCCTTCTAACTGAGTATGCGTGTATACATTATTGTGACAGTTGTCATAATCGTACTCTGCTTCGGGTTCTACTAGTATTGCTCCTACCCAATTACAGTCTAGGCGTTTACTAAAACTTAGAATACTATCATTGATGTTAGTAGGAGTTGTCCACATTTAAAGACTAAATCCGTTGAAGGTGTCGCCGTCTACGTCGCGCTTGGTGCCGCCGTTGACATAACTGGTGATTTGTGTTTGCTGAGGTGCCACTTGTACGTCTGCTCCGCTGATCCACTTTTGTGTCCACGGTAACGGATTATCGCGCGTTGTCTTGTACGGACACGGGAGATACACATTTTGCATACGCTTGGCACAGATCCACTCAATATAGTTGTCCAGCAGCTCTCTGTTGATACCCAGCATTGATCCATCCTTGAACAGATAATCGGCCCATGCTTTTTCTTGATCAACTGCATCAACAAACATTTGCACACATTCGTCTTCTGTTTCTTCTGCAATTTTTGCAAAGTCTGGATCGTCTTTCTTAAGGATTTTCAGCAACATCTGGGTCGAGGCAAGGTGTAGATTTTCATCACGTGCAATAAGCTTGATGATTTGTGCATTGCCGTCCATCTTCTTAATTTCAGCAAACGCCCAGCTGCATGCAAAGCTAACATAAAATCTTACGCCTTCGAGGATGTTCACACTCATTAGTGTTAGCCACAGCAACTTCTTAAGTTCGTATAAGTCCACAACAACTTTTTTGCCGTTGACTGTATGCGTGCCCACGCCTAGAAGATTGTAATACGAAGACATTTCAATCAAGTTATCATAATACTTGGAGATATCTTCGGCGCATTCGACAATCTCTTTGATGTCCAGCAACTCGTCAAAGATTTTACTAGGATTTGTGTAGATGTTGCGAATGATGTGTGTATAGCTGCGACTGTGAATTGTTTCAGAAAACGTCCATGTGGTGATCCAGTTTTCAATTTCCGGCAAGCTTACAATTGGGCTAAATGCTTCCATGGGTGCGCGGCCTTGCACACTGTCCAAAAGAATTTGGCGCTTGAGATTGGAAGTAAAGATGTGCTGTTCGTGGTCGGTTAAATCTTTGAAGTCTTTTGAATCTTGCGTGACATCAATTTCTTCTGGTCTCCAAAAGAATCCAAGCTGTTTTTCAGTTAACTGCTCAAATTGTTTGTATTTTAGTGTGTCGTATCGTTGTATAGTTGGGCCGCCGCTTGGGTCTAAAAATGCTGTTACCTTAGTGTGGTCGACTTTGTTGTTTATGTCAAAAACGCTCATTGAATATCCTCTGTTATGTCTACGAGTGTAACACGCCCCGATGGGCGTGTCAATAGTTAAATGTGTATGACCAAATATATCCTTTATATGGTCTATCTTTTTTCATATTGCGCCAAACTGACGCATGATTTATTATCTTGCCTGTGTGAGCTGTTATAAAGGCTTCGGCTTCTTTAAGACTCTTAAACTCAAATCTTTCTGTGCCGTCAACACTATTTACATAAGTTGTCTTCTTAAAAAACTCGCCGCCTGCATTTGGATTATTCTTTTTCATCCTTTCAGATGCAGCTTTTTTCTCCCAGTTTGCAATATCTGTCTTACGCAGACTTTTGTGTCCTTGTCCAGCAGTTCCGCTATTCCATGCGCCGCCTTTGGCAGGGTTGTTTATCTTCATTGCTAACGACCTAGCCGCTGTCATCTTTTCATAATGTCTAGACATATATGTTCTTTGCTGTTTCGGACCAACTCTAGACATACTACCAAATGCGTGTAACAGTTTATAATCTCTCGGATACATCTTAGTTAATAAGTAGTGTGCTAGATAATGTTCTCTAGCTGTTAACTTAGTAAGATTGTCGTTACTATCACTTCCTCCTAAACAACGAGGAAGAATATGATGTTTTTCAGTATATTCCTTTAACACTCGTTCTCTTCCTTGTTTGCATAATGCATCGTATATTCTTTGGTAATTCATAATAGCAAGTCTCCTTGCTATTATTTATCTAAAAGTTAAACTTCACAAGCGTCAAGTCTTGCTCAGATATGACAAGATTCGCAATCTGAGTCGTCGTCTGCATCGACTTGCTCAAGTTCCGGTAATTCTTCTTCACCTAGCATCTTGTTGACATCAAGTTCTCCTTGACCGTCATATGTGTTAAAGTAGTATAACTGCTTGCCACCAAACTTGTAGAACATCACCATGTGCTGCAACATTACACTCATTGGAATCTTTTCATCTTCGTAAAACTCAGGATTGTAGCTGGTGTTAACACTGATGCCTTGGTCTATGTACTTTTGTAGCACGGCCATAATTTTTAGATATCCTTCGGGTGACTTTTGTGTCCAAAGAAGATCGTACTTGTTTTTAAGGCGCTTGTATTCCGGTACTACTTGCTTTAGTACTCCGTGCTTGCTTTGCTTTACACTAATAAATGCACGCGGAGGCTCGATGCCATTTGTTGCATTTGCAATTTGCGCACTAGTGTTATGACTAATGCATCCATTTGACAAGGTATAAGTTTCGTTGTCAGTTGAAACATCCCAAGTGTGTTCTGTTCCTGCGTCTCTTGTAATACGTTTAATTTTCATTTTAATAATTCCTCTTTTGTAATTGAACATTTTCCTTGTTTTGACACGTTATCTTCCCAGGGAATAAATTCTAAATTTTGCAAGCTTCCTAATAGCGCAGGATCAATTCCTTCAATAAATCCTCGAGATATTGAGAATTTATGATCTAGATGATAGGCGTTGTTGATACCTGCTCGGCCTCTTTTTTCATAATTCACTAATAAATTTAGGTCATGTTGATTAGTATATTTCCATACTTCTTTGTGATACTTTTTATAATTGGATAAGTCACAATATGGAACCCAAATGCCATTTTCTTCTAATGTTTTTCTGATCTTTGATTGCCGTTCTTTAAAAACGTTTTCTCCTAGGTTATTAATTGTGTTGTGACCTCTATTTTCCTTTATCTTA